GTCACCTGACTGGGGTCGGGGACACGGTGATGCAATGCGAACGCGATCAATAAGTTCGCAAAGTTGTTGACGGTGGTGGTTAACACAGACCCACTGAACAGTCGCTTACAGCTGAATTCGTACTTGACAGCTTGGCGACCGAACTTGTTGCGCACACGCAACGGCTTCGCAAAGTACCCGAACGCGCGCTTCAGGGCTGGGGCAAAGATATTCTTGACCCCTTTAAACCCAGTCAGCAGGCGCTCTAATTCCCTAAACAACGGACCACGGTGGCTTCCATCACACGCTTTGATGTCCCCGTTGAAGTACACAATGCCGTCGCGGCATTGAGCGCTAACACACGAGTCATCGCTATGATAATAGAACACTATGCCCTTGGGGTTCAGCAGATCGTCGAAGGCGGTGGCCAAGTTCTCCTTAGTGGAGGCCTTGGTGTAAACGGCCTTCAGTCTACCGTGGTGAAACGGCACGGACCACGCTTCCTTGATTCTCTCACAACACCACGCAGTTGCGTCTGTACGTAGTGCCCCAAGATCTGCGACTGCCCGTTTCTTTCCATCTGCTAGAAGCTCATTTGGCTTCAGCTTGTACTCGACAGGCTTGTCGTCGTCATGGTAATTGTGTCCGAGCGCCTCAATCCCCCGCGCAACCATCTGTCTGAATTTCCTCTTTGCGGACGGCGTGAAGAGCCACTCAGGATACAGCTCTTCATAAGGTCCACGCCGGATGTACTTCTCCAAATGGTGCGCGAATCGGTGAATTGGTACGCGAAACGCACTTGCGATCTTTTCTTGATTATGGGACAACCGTTCATCGTAACCCGCCACATCTGGATTCCGCAGAGCAATCATGCGCGAGACAGACGCGCGATACTCGTCGGGACCGGAACCCGGATAATTTAGCGTTGGCAATATGAAATGCGGCCCAAAAACCGTGCGGTATTCTTTTGTGTAATCGAATGGATGGGTTGTGAATGATGGGGTGTAGTCTTCGTTCATAAATTCTGGAAATCCGTGGGCCTGAATTCTCTGGCGAAAACGAACCGCGAAAATCGCGGGGTTCGGTGTACATGGGGTGAAGGTGAAACTCGGGGTTAATTTGATCGCTACCCCGGTGCTGGTCGAACCTGCCCAGCCCTCCTCGTTGAATCAGCGCCACGGAACTCGCACACTGGCAGTGTTCCCCAGGTGCAGTCGCGTGCTGTTGCGCGCTCGTGCAACCTGGTTCTGGACG